CCACTAATTGAGAGTGCTTTAATCCCGCCTCATCATTATCCGGTAAAATAATAATTTTACGTCCGGCAAAATATTTATTTAAAGCCGGTGACCAATTCCCTGCACCGCCAGAATTACAAGTCGCCAAAAGTCCTAATTTAATAAGTTGGTCGGCATCCTTTTCACCTTCGCAGATATATATAGGTGATTTTTGATTTTTAATAATTTCCGGTAAATTGTAGGGAAGGGGAGTTACATTTTTAAGATTAGGGACGAATTTATTAGTTTCACAATCAAATCGTCTTTGCCGGAATGTTTTAGGCTCATACCGGATAACTTCATAAGAAGGTTTATCATCCGCGTCTTTATATAAATAACGAGCCGTAACTTTAGTGCCGGTGGTCTGCACTTCAAATTTTTCGTTAAGACCCATCTCATCTAAAAATATTTTAGGGTCTTTGCCGGTAGATCGTATCAATTCGACCATTCCGCCACCAGTCTGCTCTTCGTGATTGAAATATGTACCTTTTTCTAAATCGACTGATAAAGACCCAAAAGTCCCCCACCGCAACTCAGTCGGTTTGCTTAATTTTTCATTAGGCTCACCGAGTAAAGCTATAGATATATCTTTTGCGTTGGTTTCTATCATGATTCAAAAAAAGTGGCGGAGATAATTACTCCGCCGAGTTGGAGGGCAAATTAAAACAAATCTTCAGTATCGTCTGGAGATGACGCCGGCGGTTCAGCGACAGGCTCAGCTTGAACCTCCGGCTCTGCGTCTTTAGGATAGTCAGCCCATTTAACTACCTCAAATTTAGGCACTCTGGTCGTTCCTTTACCTTTAGAATTAACCTCAAATTCGAGATATTTTACTACCGGCACTTTGTCCGGATTGTCTTTTGCTTTATCAAAAATTGCTGACATTAAAGGACTAAAACCTTGTAAAACACCAACTTGGTTTTGTTGCCATTGATACCAACCGCCGTCTTTAGTATAGACTTGCACTTGAAATCCGCGCCGATGGTCTGAGGATGGTTGTTTCCCAACTTTTCCTAATGATTCATCCCAATGACAATCCGGTGCTGATCCAGACGCGATTTGTATCCATCCGGTCTTTAAGGACATATGATCTAAGATAAAATGCTTTAATTCTATCTGTTCGCCACTAGCCTCCCAAATTCCTATTGATGGTTTAAAACCTATCCATTTACTGTCACCACTTGATAATAAACCTAATTCCATATTCATTCTCCTTTATTTTCCGGTTTATCCATCCAGCCCATTTCTCTAGCGAAATGAACCATCTGATCTTCTTTCATTACATAAAGTCTTGGCTTTCTGTCTGATTGAAGGACTAATAGACTCGAGGATTCATCTTGTTCGAGCCACTTATAAAGGGTCTGAAAACCAGTGCCGTTTTTACGTCTTTTACACTCGATTTTATAACCATTTAAATTTACGTCTGAGGCTAAGTCCTCTGAGTAATTTTTAAACGCACCGCTCCCTAAAACTCTCTTGCAGGGAACACCATATGACTTCCATAAGTTTACCACCGCCGATTCAAGTGCGTATCCGATACGTTTTGAACGATTAGCCATTTGTAACCTCCATATTTTTATTGTACGGAGTCTTTTTCTTGAGGCTTTTGAGATACTGCTCTAATCCCATTTCAGCTAACTTCGACATAGAAATCCGCTGACGTTTAGCCTCTCTTCTTATCTCTAAACACAAATTCCGGTTTAAATAATAAGTCTGCATTTTTAACTGAGCCATAATGTTACTTTTCATTAATTATATAAAATTAGTATGTAACATATATTATATATGCTTTATGTAATTAACCTAAACCAAATAAATAACAAAAAAAGTTATATGTAATACTTGTAATTTACTACAAAACTACTATATAATATATATAACAAGGAGAGAGAATCATGGAAATGGACATAACTTTTAGAATAGACGCAGAGCAAGGCATAGGACTTAACGCAGTAGATTTATGCCATATATTACAACAACATTTTGAAACTGCCTTAAAAGATAAGGCGAGAGTTTTATCATATAAATGTAAAGTTAATGATTTTAACGATTATCATCCGGAAGATAAGGATGCTGAAACTGTTAAAAAAATAAGAGAAATGATGAGGACAGCTAACGATGTTTAATAAAAACTTTAGAAAGCTAGAAAATAAAGCCGGTAATTTAGTAAATTTTTTATCAGTAGAATGGGAAGATAAAGGTTTTTGGATAACTAAAGGCGATGTTCAAAATCGTAGAGCCGGCGGATGGACATTACATCATAGAAGAAATTTATTAATTTGGCGGTCTGATTTAAAGGGCATCAGCTACGAGTTAGATAAAATAAGAATGGGAGATAAATAATGGCTAGATTTAGAATACAACCGGTAAAGCCAATTTGTGACGTATGCGGAGATGATGGGTGCGATTACTGTCCGGACGGAATCACTCCGGAAGAATATATGAAAAGACTTAATGAAGAAGGTTACGTTTTAACCAAAATGCAGAAGGGAGAAAAATAATGCCGACTTTTAAAACCGAATTTAAAAAAACTTTCGATATAAAGTTTAACGGAAGTACAGATAACGAGATTAGAGATATTTATAATAGGTGGGTCAAATACGATAGCAAAACTATACAGACTTATTTATGCGAGCCTTTAAGAAGATGCGTTGGAAGTTTTGAATTAGAAGAAAAAGTATTAGACAAAAAAAATCACTGGTTAGAATGCATTAGAGATATATTAAAAGAAAAGACAGTTGCTTTTAACAATATAATAAATTCGCCAGATTTTGATTATGAGTTTGAAAGTCCTCAATATAATACTCTTTTACTATTAGCCACAAATATAGCCGAATTAGAGGCTGATTACATTCAGAGTAAAATATTTTTTGATACGATTGAAGATGAAGTTGTTAAACATCATTTAAGAAAACAATTAACCGATGAAAAACAAACTCCTTATAGAGGCTTTAATCCTGCATTTTATCAAGAGGAGCAACGACGTCATTTTGGCATATGGTCTAATATAGCACAAAAAAAATGGGAAGAAAAACAATCAGAGAAAGCATAATGGGAGAAAATAATGCCTAAGATTTATGGAAATTTGGTAGCTTATTATCACGCCAAAAATTCCGCGAATGAAGATGCCATCAAATGGTTTTTGCAGGATAGTAAAGGCAAATGCACCATAATAGAATCTATTACTGAAACCGATTTTAAAGGTTTTACCGGTTTATCAGAGGCAATCGATATAGCAAAACATAATGCCGGAGTTATTATTACTAACGAGGCATATAAGATTGACGACAAATTACGACCCTTGACTCTGCTATTAGAGGCTCGGTCAAGACTTATCGGCATAGATTGGAGTCCTATCCACTCGCCGGTATCCACTCTGCATTTTTTACGATTATTAAGAAAAATTGCAGAAAGAAAGAAACTCGACCACTCGGAACGTATTAAAGAGGGTCAAAAACGCGCAAGGAAGGGTGGTAAAAAAATAGGTAATACTAAAGGGACTAAAGCAATGAAGGGCGCACACGAGCAAAATAAGGCGAGGTGGAGCGAATTTAGAATGAAACTTTACCCAGAGGTGTTGCGTCTTCAAAAAGAATACCAGACCAAAACTATGGTTGAGGTTTGTCAATTACTAGAAGAAAGAAACGTCCTAACTTTCACCGGCAAGAGTAAATGGTATCCGTCTGTTATTAGGGACATAATTAACGAGGGAAATAAATTACATGAATAATGCAAAGGCAAGAAACAATCAAAAAGCAAGTACGAGCATAGAAAAAGATAATCGCAATTTTATTAACGCACCGCCTAATAGTGAGAAACTTAAATTTACTATAGCCTCATTAAAATTAGAAAATAGAATGCTAAATTTTCAAAATAACCCGATACCTAAAAACCCAAAAGAAAGAGCATCGAGTACATATTTTAGATCCTCTTTACAAAAAAGATTAGTAGCTAGCACAATACTGATTAATACTTTTGAAGGAAATTGTACTACGCAAAAAGAGATTAGAGAAAAAACCGGACTTTCAAAAGGGATGGTCTCAAAAATATGTAGTGAATGTGTCGAGGCAGGATGGTTTCATATAAAATATTTAAGCGATTATACACCTTGTTATATGACCGACGAGTTAATTAATAACTCGGCATCATATTACACAACAAATATGTGGAGCGATACAGACGATCCGATTCTTATCGAATTTTGCCGACGATTCGATATTATGTATATGCAAAACAAATTGGACGAGTAAGGTTCACAATATGAACCTCAGACGTAACGTAAATCGGCAAAATTTACCATTTTGGAGCAAATCTGGTTCATATAAAAAACTCGTCAAAGTAATTTATATGTAATTAAATGGTAATAGGAGGAACGTAATATGGCAAAACCTAGATGGATGAATAACGCAGATAAAAAATTAAGATTCGAGGCTATCGAGTCTGATATAGCGGATCGATCTACTAGAGATGCCAGAATGCGTAACTTCATGGCTGATGAAGACGCGAGGATATTTGGCGCGGGTTGTATGGGCGATCGGGTTAGAATAGATTGTCCGGCACTTACAACTGACGATTTAAAAAGAGCATATGCTGAGATACTTAAATTAACAGAGAAATTAAAAGATTTAGTTAATTCTGAGCATAAGTCTAAAGATAAAATATTACTTTTAAGATACGCTCTATATGGTTGTAATAAAGACCTAAATGCCAAACATCATCGCGCCAGAGTCAGTTATAAGAGACCCTAGATATAGTGGTATAAAATCTTTAAGTATCACACACGGCTATCTAGGGATTATAAAGAATGAAACTGTAACAAAATAAGGCGAGGTTGAGCTAATGATAAATAACATCTATAGGAAATGTCAGAGTTGTTCGCATAATATATATTCTGTCTGGCAAGAGAATTACCACTATATATTGATGAGGCTTAATAGAGAGGGCAGTCTGTTTAGACTGTTTGTCCTATTAGGAGAGAGTATACTACTTTTCCTCACAATTACAATTATTTTATTAATTGGATTGGGGTGGGGATAATGGTTGGAAAGATAACACCGGCATATTACTTATCCTCTACTGAGGCGATAGCAGTAAATAAAATAAGTAAATATAAAACTCCAAATGATATACTAGCGCAGAAGTTAGTTGTTAGAGAGAAAAACCTCGAGTCCGTACCAAGTGAGCCGGAAAACGAGAAAATGAAATATGGTAATAGGCGAGAGGCAGAAGTTATAACAGACACCGCCGAATTATTAAACTGCGTGCCTAAAACCGATATAACTATACCTTATGGATGGTATGGCAAGGATGAGCCGTTAGACTTTATAAACTGCTCGATAGACGGATTACTTAAACCGCTAGATGACGGCCTTATTTATCCGGACGAAAATCCTACCGGCTCTAAACCTAAAATAAGACTACCTCAAGGGCAGGAAAAAATAAAAATGGATGGAGTAGGAATATGCGAGGCAAAAACGCATATGAGTTACGACATCTATACCGACCTGCCTCGATGGTTAGGACGAGACCAACTCCAGATGCAAATGAAATGCTACGGAGCTAAATGGGGAACAGTATCGGTCTTATTTAATGGCAACGAGTTAGTTATATATGTTTTTGAAATAGACGAGAACATCATTAACGAATACGAAACTGCCGGCAAAGACTTTTACCGCCGATTGAAGAATATCGATTACTATCCGGTGGCTGACCTAAAGGATGCGGTTAAAGTTTACGGAACGGCGGAAGAGGATTTACCGCCGGTCGATTTAGGCGGGAATAACCGAGAGGTAGCTCTAGAATTATATGAGGCTAAAAAACTAGACCGAGTTAATAAAGAGTTAATATCCGGCTTAGAGGCTGAGATGGTGGAGAAATTAGGACTCCACGAGATCGGTGTCCTATATGACGAAATAGGGCAGGAAATATTTAGGGTCGAGCGGAAGAATAGACATTATAAGGCATCCGCCGAGAAAGTCGTACCACCACGTCCGGCGAGGACGGAACGGCAGAAAACCTTAACATTTAAATCCGATTGGAGTTATTAAAATGAGGCAGTTTAGAAGTAAAAATCAAAAATTAGTATATGACTATTATCGGCAGTTTATTGAGGCTAATGAATACTGTCCCACTTTAGAGGAAATGGAAAGTGACGAGGGAATGCCCTTAACAACAAAAACGATAAGGGAACATCGTCAAACTTTAAAAGAGGATGGATATTTAGATTTTATAGCCGGAGCATCGAGAGGTGTAACTCTCCTATGACCGCACTAAGTCCGCAGTGTAACGCGTCCGCTACTATTACCGCACTAAAGGGTCTTTTCCCTTTAGGGCGGATTAGTGCGGTGCGGTGCGCACTTTAACCGGTCAATCCGCAGTAAATCCTCAGTAAATCCGCAGTAAATAGGGATAAAAGAATGGGACTATATAGTAGATATACAGATACAGAAGAAGAGGCACTAATCGACCATTTAAAACAAATAGCATCGATGATGGAGGCTAGATATGGAAAAGCAGATGAGTGCTTAAATGGAGTCGATAAACATTTAAAAGAAAAGTTTTTAAAACAAGAGGCTTTATTTAAAGAGGCTAAACGTAAAAAAGATGGCGGTGCTATCTTAAAACGAGGCAAGGCTCTAATAAGAGCGTGGAAAGTTGTCGACGCTGAATGCATTAGGAATAAAGTTAAAGTTATACCGCATAATGTTTGGACGACAAGGCATAGTCAAGTTAGTGATGTAACAGTTAAAGTTGTTGAGCGACTAAGTCAGTTACCGGATAAATGGGACGAAACAGAGGCGTGGATAACTCTAGACGGATTAGTCGAGTCTATACCACCTGCAGTTATTAAAATTAAATCAAGTTTTGCCGGCTCTATGTTGCACACCGAAAACTTTTATGACGACCCGATACCATTTTAACGAGGTAAAATGAGAGTACATAGATATAACAGAACAAGTAAATGCGTGGTGTGTGGAGCAGAATTTAAACATAATCATAAGCATTCTAAATACTGCTCAGTTAAATGTAATGAGATAAAAAGCCGACCAAGAATAAATAGGACTATTACATTAGCACCAATACCAGAACATTTAATCATCGAGGAGAAAACAGTACGATGGACATCAATAAAATAATTAAAAAAGAAATATTAGATGCGTCCGAATTAATATCAGATAGAGGCGAGGATTATGGTAATGCTATAAGCAACCATAAAGATATATGCGATCTTAATAATGTATTACTTAGAGATAAGTTACATACGGACTTAACTGAGATAGACGTAGTTATTAACATAATAGCTATTAAAATGGCTCGGCTTATGAAGTCACCTAACCATTTAGACTCGTGGCGCGATATAATAAACTATTGTGGTATTGCTATTGCTATTAATAAGCACCACGAAAAGCAGGACGATATCGTAAAGAATATAGCTCGGCAGGGATTTAATGGTGACTATAAGGAGCAGATGAATGGTAGCAACATTAAACCATAAACCTTATTTAAAAGGTTCTAAGCGCGGTGAATATAAAAAGCTATTAGGTGGGTTAAAAGAGGGCGAGTGGGTAGATATACCGGCTAATGATATTAATAGGGCGAGAGGGACTTTATATATGTTATATCCTAATCCTAACGAGCGTATTACTGCTAAGATTGATAAGGACACTTACCGGATATGGCGAGCACCTATAAAGGATTAATATCTGGACTTATTATTGCGTCTGAGGTAGGAATTAAGCACTAACGGACGGCATCGCGCTCGTGAGACGTAAATAATAATTAAAGGGCGCATAATACACATTATGTTACTTTTACCTTTATAAACCATTGATTTCATTACGCTTTTTATGGCATAATTTACCACACCTAAATGTAGTATTTATGCTACAAAATAGGGCGGAAAATGGCTAAAATCTGGCAGGATTCCGCAGAAATCCCCCCCATCCCCCATACATTTCGCACGTAAATGTACTAGTAAAAACGTATAGACGCGCCGACTCTTTTTTCCGTCAAGAAAATTTTTTTGCATAATTTTTTACGGCAAGTTATTTTAACCGGCATTATGGCAGGGCAACCTTTAAAACGGCAATTTTTAGCTGATTTAAAAAAATTAGGCGGTGTACAACATATCGCGGATCGTATATCGGACGGCGATACCTTTACGGCGATTGCGAAGGAATTTGGGTTAAGCCGTAATTTTATGACGACAGTATTATATAAAGAACCAGAGGCGAAGGCATTATTACAATCCGCTAAAAAGGAGCGATCTAATACTTTAGCCGAGCAGTGCCTCGATATAGTAGATAATGTAGACCCATCCCCAAATGAGATAAGTAAGGCGCGTGAGCAGGCATCTGTTCGTAAATGGCTTGCGTCTTGTGAGAATCCGGAAACGTATGGTCAGAAACAATCGGCGGTTACAATTAATGTAGGTGATTTGCATTTAGATGCGTTGAGGAATGCGAAGGCGGTCGGTAATGCCAAAATTATCGAAAACGAATAAATTAGAAGAATTTCTAAAGGTTAAGTATGACTCCATAATTATGCTCGGAGTTAGGGAAGGGGATATTACGATTATGTCGACTAAAGATGAAATATTTACCACCGCTATTTTGGACTGGGCGACTAATGAATGCTTGTTAGAGGCATTCCCAGAAATGAGGGAAGGTTATGTCCACTAATCCTTTTGAAGATTTTATGGAGAGGTATGGGGACGACCCTATATTATTTGTTAAAGAGGTTATAGGTGTAGAGCCGTTTGATTATCAAGCCGAGTTATTAAACGCGGTTAATAAAGGAACTCGCCGGTTAAGTGTCCGGAGCGGGCATGGAACTGGGAAATCAAGTTGCGCTAGTTGGTTAATGTTATGGTTCTTATTAACCAGATATCCGGTCAAGATAGTGACAACTGCGCCTTCAAGTACCCAATTATTTGACGCACTTTTTGCCGAATTGAAAGCGAACACCACCAAATTACCGGACACACTTCGATCACTGATTAACGTAAAGTCGGATCGGATCGAATTAGTCTCCGCACCGAGTGAGGCTTTTATATCGGCAAAAACCTCTCGTCCGGAACAACCAGAGGCACTAGCCGGTGTTCACGCATCCGGCGGTAATAGGGCATCTGTATTATTAGTCGTCGACGAGGCAAGCGGTGTCCACGAAAAAACCTTTGAGGCGAGTGCGGGTTCGATGAGCGGGCATAACTGTGTAACCTTATTATTATCCAACCCAACGAAAAATTCCGGTACATTTTACGAAACGCATATGAGTCCGACCTCAAGTTGGTGGCGACGTAAATGGTCTTGTATGGATAGTCCGTTAGTAACGGATGAATTTATCGAGGAAATGAAAGAGCGATATGGCTCTGAGAGTACGCAGTTTGCGGTTAGAGTTTTAGGTGAATTTCCTAAAGTCGATGATGATACGATTATACCTTATCATTTATGCGACTCTGCTCGTAATAGGGATGTCGAGGAAAGTCCGGTCGCCACAGTTGTCTGGGGATTAGATGTATCGCGATTTGGTAACGATTCATCTGCGTTATGTAAAAGGCGCGGGAATACTATTATAGAGGTACAGACTTGGAAGGGACTTGATTTAATGGAGTTATGCGGTCGTGTTAAAGCCGAATATGACGCTATTATGTCACCGACTGATTTACCGGAAACAATATTTATAGACTCGATAGGTTTAGGCTCTGGATGTGTGGATCGTTTAGCTGAGTTAGGATTACCGGCGGTCGGCATAAATGTTTCTGAGTCACCGGCCATGAAGTCTAATTATACTAATTTAAGAGCCGAGTTATGGTTTAAGTTAAAAGCATTTTTAGAAAACCGCGACTGTAAACTACCACGCGATGATAAGTTAATTAATGAGATGATTGCGGTCAAATATAGTTTTGCCTCAAATGGTAAGGCGAAAATAGAAAGCAAAGATGAGATGCGTAAACGAGGATTAAGTTCTCCGGATAGGGCGGATGCTCTTTGCTTAACAATGGCTCACGATAATGTGGTGGCTTTAAAAGGCGGTCATAGAAGTCGTTGGTCTAAACCACTTAAACGAAACTTGAGAGGAGTAGCATAATGCCAAGTGGAAAAGGAACTTATGGGACTAAAAAAGGACGTCCACCTAAAGGGAAAGGCGGTAAGAAGAAGTGAGCCTATTAAATCTATTTGGTGACGACGCTGATTTTTTTGGAGGGAAAACACCGGAGTCACGTGCAAGAGGTGCGGGTCAAATAGCTTATGAGTCTATTCCGTTAATTTCTGAGGCGGTCACCTATAGAGATATAAAAAACGAATTAAGTAAAAAAAATCCTAATTGGGGTGTTATCGCTATGTTAGGCGGTGCAGGATTATTAGGTTTAGTGCCTTTAATCGGAGATGCATTAGGCACTACTGCGAGAAAAGTTATTAAAAAAGGTAATAAGGTTGAATTAACTTTAGAGGAGCAAAACGCACAAAAAATAATCGACCTTTTGAAATCTGGCGAAAACGATAAAGTCACAGATTATTTAATGGCTAATGCTGATGAAAAGTATTTATTTGAAAACTATGATTTGCCTATGGATTTTGAATCCAGAATGAAAAGGGCAAAAGAAATGGGTTATGACGAAAATACCTATCATGGCACTTTGCATAATAGTTATAAAGCACCAGACAGTGATAAAATAAAAATTCCTTCAAGTGTATTAGATTTATTTACTTCTTCAAATCCGGATGTAGCGCAAACATACGGAGATGTTGTTTATCCTTTAATGACAAGTTCAAAAGATAAAACATGGACAATAGACGCGAAGGGTAAAAATTGGAATAAGTTGCACGTGGAGGATGACGTTATACCGGAAGGTCTGATGGATTTTTGGAAAGATGAAGGTGGTATATCTACTAATGAATTGGTGAGTTTTGTAAATGAGGGTGATAAATATGTTTGGAAAGATCATCTTGGAGTCCCAGAAGAAATAATTGATATGAATAAAGGATTCCAAAAAGTAAAGTTTGAAAATATTGTAGACAGAGGTTCTAATTTTCCTAAAAATTTAAAAAACAATAAAAAAATAAACAAACCACATAATGTGACTGTTAATTTAGCAAATAGAGACTCACGCCTTAGGTCAAAATTTGCTCGTTTTGACCCTAGATTAAAACATTTAAAACATATATCCGCAGGAATACCGATAGGACTTCTTCCATTTATAGATATGGAGAAACTATTAGAAGAAAAAGAGGTTAAAGATGATTGACCCTATTTCAGCTATTTCTGTAATAACCGCGAGTGCTAACGCAATATCGACATCTATAAAAGCCGGTAAAGATGTTGCGTCATTATCCACTCCATTATCGAGATACGCGAAGGCAGAGGCGGAGTTAAATTTTGGAGCTAATAGAAAAAAAAATTCTTTCCTCGCTAAGTTTACCGGTGCGGAGTCAACTGCGATAGATAGGTTTTTTAAACAAGAAGAGTTGAAACAAGCTCGCGATAAATTGAGAGAGACGTTTATGCTATTTGGGAAACATAGTCAGTGGCAAACTTTACAAAAGATGATCGCGGAAGAGCGTGCCTTACATCGTGAAGAGTTGCAACGCAAAGCCGAGTTTAGGGACACGCTCTACACTATTTTCGGAGTAGTATTTTTGGGGATATTTTTTATAGCCGGTTCATTAGGAATTATCTTTTTAGCAAAATATCTCAAGGAGCAACAAGCATGAGTTTTATATTAGATCAATGGCGCGTAATTCCGCGTCTTATGATGTTAGCAATTACAGTAATGTGCTTTTATGTCACTTGGTGGATGATAAATTTACCAGACCCATCGATTAATCAGACTTCATTCGCGTCGATTATATTTGGATGTTTTAGCGGTTGTTTTGCCGTATGGCTTGGAAAGGAGTCGAGTAAATGAATTATAAAGATAAAATAATGTATATTATTGTCTGCAGTTTTTTTGGACTTATGTTTTTTATAGTAGGGACTGAAATGTATGTTTCATTAATGGAAAACATTCAGCCAAGCACTGAAATGTGGACTTTATTAGGACAAACTCTTACCGGTATAATAGGCATAATAAGTGGATATCTTGTTGGAAAACATTCAAATGGTTGAGCAAATTTTTTCTTATATAGTCCTGCCGGTCGGTGGTTTCGTATGGCTAATCCATAGAAATCAAACAAAACACCAGACACAGATAACTGTATTAGAAAAAATGTTTGAAACCATTAATGCCCAACACGATAGAGAAATTAATGAAATTAAGGAAACAGTAAAGGCAATATTTAAAAAGTTAGACAGTATCGAGCAAGAACTTAGAAAATAAATTATGTCTAATAACAACTTTGAGCGAGGTAAACTTGGCGAGTTTATCTGCGCCACTCATTTACAAAGAATGGGTGAAAACACAGAAATAGTTAATTTATCAACTATTGATTTAATAGTACATAAAAATAGTCGCGTAATTAGGATACAAGTAAAGTCTAGTGAATATAAATTAAAAGATAACAGATCATTATTTAGAGGTTATCAGTTTTCAACTGTATATGGTGGGGATAAAAGACCACTAACAGAGAAAGAATGCGATGTATTAGGATTTGTTGCTACCGATCTAGGTAGAGTTATTTTTAAACCGGCTAAATCTTTCAATCAAATTACTAAAAGGTTTGCAAAAAAACATTTCTTGCAAAATAACGTGGAACAAGCATCTTGGAGGGAAACTATGGAGGCTATTCTATGAGTCTTTTAACATCCTTAATAGAGCCGGTTAGCAAAATATTAGATAAAGCTATACCGGACACAGATTTAAAAAGAAAATTAAGTCACGAAATAACCACTTTAGCTGAAAAATCAGCTTTAGAGGTAGCTAAAGGACAGATGCAGGCTAATGTTGAACAAGCTAAACATCCGAGCCTATTTGTAGCCGGTGCAAGACCCTCAATAATGTGGATTTGCGCTTTAGGACTATTAACTCAGTTTTTTTTAATGCCCATTGCTGAATGGATAACAGTTATCTGGTATCCGGATATTAATTTACCAAATTTAAATACCTCTGAATTAACAACTTTGACATTATCCATTTTAGGACTCGGAGGAATGAGATCGTGGGAAAAAAGCAAAGGAGTCGCAAGAGAAAACATGAAAAAATAAAACTATTTAGGTATAAAAAACGCTTTATGGGAGAAAGGCATATGCTGATTGATAGAATAGGAGAGAAAAGACGTGTTTATTTTCGGCAAAAAGTCTTTATCAAGGCTAGAAGGAGTCCATCCGGACTTAATTAAAATATTTAAAAAAGCGATAGGTTATTCAGCTATCGACTTTGGAATTTCTGAAGGTGTGCGAAATAAGGCTCGGCAAGCTCAACTTGTTAAAGCAGGAGCGTCGACCACAATGTATTCAAAACATATTATCCAAGAGAGTACCGGCTTTTCTCACGCGGTTGATATGTACACAATAGTCGATGGTCGAGCTTGTTGGGAGTTAGATACATATGCGGTAGCCGGAGAGTCTATAGTTAGATCGGCTAAAGAGTTAGGAATTAATAATTTATCATGGGGTGCTTGTTGGCATATTGATGATGTCGCCGGTTGCGATATGGATTGCACCGATATGATCCAAGATTATATATCGACACGCGCAAAACAAGGCAGGAAAGTATTCATGGACGCTCCTCATTGGCAACTTAATATAAACTAATGTGGATTCCTATTTTAATAGTCTGTCAATCGGTTTTAGCTGAGTCTTGTGTAGTTATAACCGGCAGAGAGTTATTACCAACTAAAGAAGAGTGCTTTGAGGTATCAATACAAAAGGGAGAACTAGCTTATTCGCATCCTCAAGTTATCATGGTTAAACCTCTATGCCAAATAATCCCAGACGGAGAAAAAACCTAACTATAACAAAGGTCAATCCGGTGGCTCGTGCTATGTTGATGCGCCGGCAACCTCCGAAGATTGTGAAATCAAAAAAAGTCTACTCAAGAAAACGATTTAAACGTCAAGATAAATTAATGGATGTAAAGGACGCACTAGAGTATTGATTTTACATTTGGTTCATGGAGTAATTATTTGGCAAAATTGACTCCTTTAGAGGATGGTCAGCTAGAAAGTCTGGTCAGTGAGGCGATAAAGGACGCAGTCGACTTTATTGACAGTGAAATAGTCCCAGAAAGAGTACTTTCTCAGCAATATTATGATGGAAAAACACGACTTGGGGTCGAGGAAGGTCGGAGCAAGGTAGTTGCGACCAAGTGCAGAGACGCAGTTCGTGCAATTAAACCTTCACTTCTTCGTGTTTTTCTAGGACAAGCTCCGCCGGTAGAATTTACTCCCAATATGGCGGAAGATGTGCCGGTTGCAGAGCAGATGACCAAGTACGTCCACTACAAATTAAATAAACTAAACTATTTCAAGCTATTAAGTAATGCTTTTCAAGATAGTTTGGTAAAAAGATTAGGTATTTTAAAGGTATATTATGAAGATTTTAGCAAAACTGAAACACATACATATAGCGGTCTTTCAGATATTGAGTTTAATTATCTGGTTGCCGATGAAAATGTTACAGTACTTAACCATAATCAGACAGTTTCTATGGAAATGGATCAAGCAACTCAGCAAGAAATTGAAAAATCTGTTCACGATGCGAAAATCCAACGAATAACACCGGCAGGCGATTGTAGAATTGACTCTGTCCCACCAGAGGAGTGGTTTTGTGATAGAAATGCAAAAGATGTTGAAACTGCTTATATAGTAGGGCATCGAGTTAATAAAACAGTCGGAGAATTAGTTGAACAAGGTTTTAATTTTGACGATATTCACCATTTAGACTCTATAAGTGACGATTCATTAAATGATGCTGAGTTATTCGCGAGAACCGGTTTTACAGAGGATAAAAACGACTCTCAAAATAATATAGATATTACCTCTAAAAGAATAGGTATAACTGAATGCTATATGAAAGTTGATGTGGACGGCACTGGAGTGCCGGTTTTACACCAATTTATTATGGGCGGTAGTAATTACAAATTGTTAAATTATATGCCCTGCGATCAGCAACCTTTTGCAGTTTTTGAGTGTGATCCAGAGCCTCATACTGTATTTGGTCAAAGTGTGGTTGCTATGTTATTTGACGACCAAGATGCGAGTACTTCTTGTTTAAGGGGAGTTTTAGATAATATAGCATTATGTAATTCACCTAGATTAAGTGTAGTTGATAGCCAAGTTAATCTCGATGATGTGCTTAATAATGAAATTGGTGCGGTTATCCGTACACGACAACCCAATACTATTCAGCCTCTAACAATACCATTTACCGCCGGTAACACTTTAGGTGCGATGCAATACTTAGATCAGACCATCGACCAAAAAGTTGGTGTTAGTGCGTCTAGTGTAGGATTAAATCCAGATGTTTTACAATCAACTACAAAAACGGCGGTCGACCATCATATAGCTACGGCTCAAGGACAAGTTGAAACTATAGCTCGTAATTTAGCTGAAGGCGGTATGACTCAATTATTTAGAAAAATGATGAACCTCATTATTAAGCATAGAAAAGGTGATGAGGTAATGCGTATGAATAATAATTATATACCGGTAGATCCTAAATCATGGAATGCCCATTTAGATTTACAAGTTTCGGTGGGATTAGGGACTGGAAAAGTTGAAGAAAAGCAAATGACTCTTCAGCAAATATTACAAATACAACAGACTATTTATCAAGGATATGGATCTGGCAACGGATTGGTAAATTTATCGATGATACGGAATTGCCTGCAAGATATATTAGCGGGTAGCGGTATAAGAAATGCCGATAGGTATTTTAGTCCAATGAATCCAGAAATAGAGCAACAGATGATGGCGATGGCTCAACAACAAGCTCAAAACCAACCTCAACCAATCGATCCGGCAACGGCCGTTATGCAAACTGAACAAATAAGAGCGAATGCTAAGATGCAAAGCGACATGACAAAATATGGATTAGAAAGAGAAAAAATGATGCTAGCTGACGATCTAAAACGAGATGAATTAGATCAAAATCTATTATTAAAAGCAGGCGAATTATTATCCAAACACGGATATCAAGTAGACATAAATGAAATTAAACGAATGCAGGCGCAGGAAAGAAATAATGGACAAGTCGCTAGAAATTAAAGCAAATCAAGCAAAAGAATTATTAAATTCTGTGGCTTTTAGAGATGCTATGCAGAAAGTCAAAGATGCTCAAATACACGCATTTTTGTCCTCGAGCAAAGATGATACCGAGACCAGAGAAAAGGCACACTCGATCATTTTGGCTCTTTCATCCATCGAGTATGAACTTATCAACGTAATTACAGATAAGGAAATGCTCGATAAAAGAGAAACTAAAAGAAAAGGATTAGCACCTCGATGACAGAGACTAATTTTGAAGAAGGTTCAGTAGAAGAGGCAACCGCGTCACTTTTAGGTGAGCCAAAAGTAGAAGATAATCAGACTGCCGAAAATGAAAGTGTTGAGGCAACTGATGAAACGACTCCGGACGTAGCCGTTGATGATAACGTCCAAGCAGAGGATACTACAGAGGAAAACATTACACCGGAAGTTGAAGAACCAACTGATCCTCAGACATTTACTGTAAAGGTAGATGGCAGTGAGGAACAATGGACACTCGATCAGCTTACCCGAAGTGCTAGTGGTCAATCATATATCCAAAAAAAGATGGGTGAAACTGCTCAAATCCGCAAGGAGGCAGAGGAGGTTCACAATCAATTAAAATCAGAGCGTGAGCAACTTCATAAGGCTATGGAGACTTACAAAACCCAACTTTCTCAAAACCAATTGGAAAAGCCAGATATTGCATTAGCTAAAACTGACCCCATTAAGTATATGACTCAGCAGGCTGAATACAATGATGCTATGGAAAAGCAAAAAGTATTAGCTCAAGAAACTGAAAAATTACAAGTGGAACAGACTAAGCAGAACAAACAAGTTATGGAGGCATATTTAAAAGAACAAGCCACCATACTTCAAAAGCATATTCCAGAATTTTCCAAGTCGGAATCAGCTAGCTCATTAAGAGGTAAGTTAATATCGACCGGTAGTGAGTATGGTTTTACAGAGCAAGAGATTGCAAGCATAGTTGATAATCGTGCTATACGAATATTAAACGATGCTCGAAAATGGCAGGATTTACAAAAATCTCAAGGTAAGATTGAGGAAAAAGTCAGCCAAGCAAGACCTCTTACTATTAAAGCCGGCTCTAAGCAAGTTGGCACAGTTGGTAAGTCGCATAAAATTAAAGAGGCGACCGCAAAACTTCAAAAGTCGGGGAGCGTCGAGGACGGAGCTAATTGGCTTTTGGCAACATCTTAAAATGAGGAAAAAATGGCACAAAATGCAAATGCCGTAGAAACATATGATGTAACCACTATCAGAGAAGATATCAGTGACCTTCTGAAATCTATCTCACCTACGGATACACCGATATATTCTATGGCGAAACAAAGATCAGCAGGAAATACATATGTAGAATTTGCTGAATTGGATTTGGCAACGGCAGTGAACAACAATGCTGTGGCTGAAGGTGATAACCCAAACAACGATGCCGGAACATTGCCGGTCAGAAAAGGGACTTATACACAGTTAGCAGATAAGCTAGTTGAAGTCACTTCTACAGACGAGGCAGTAAATGGTGTTGCGGGCGCACAAAAACTAGCATCTCAAATTGCCTTCAAAGTGAAGGAAATTAAAAGAGACATTGAGATGAGCATCACTAAATCGGCAATAGGTAACGCAGGTGCAGGGAACGGCGCAACCGCCAGAATTACTGCCGGATTACCGGCATGGCTTTCCTCGAATTCTTCGAGAGGCACTTCTGGGGCAGACCCAACTGTAAGTGGCGGTGTACCAAATGCGACTGCTACCGACGGAACTCAGAGAAATGTTACTGAGACTCTTTTATCAACAGTAGTAGCTAGTTGTTGGGAAAACGGCGCAGATCCAAAAATGATTGTTTGCGGTAGCGCGGTAAAACAAGCTATTTCCGGATTTAGCGGAAATGCAACTAAATACCTCGACTACGCAGGACAAGGTATGGGTGAGAGAGCAATAATTGCCGGCTTCTCAGTTTATGAATCTGATTTTGGGCGAATGACAGTTTCTCCTAACAGATTTCAGAGAGGGCGCGATTGTTTTGTACTCGATCCGGAACATATCCATGTGGCTACATTACAACCACTAAGTCAGAAACCACTAGCGAAAACCGGTCACGGCTCTCGCACGCTAATAGCAACTGAATACGCATTTTATGCGTATCACAAAGCTAACGGCATAGTGGCAGACCTTAACACCTAATGGGTGTTAAAGTCACCATAACCACAGAGGCTCGTCCGGTTTACAACGGACGACCCTCAACTGTGGGAGAAACCATCGAGGTAAGTCAAGCGGAGGCTGACCAAATCGTAAAGAGAGGATGGGGAGAAGTATCTTCATCCAAGCAAAAAAAAAGAGCAAGGAATGAAAAAGGACACTATCTCAAGGATAATCCAGAAACTCCCGAGAATGAGGCATGGCAATAAGTGACTATTAAAACTCATATAACGGAAGATGAGGGCAAATTAATTGTTAATAAAACTCAAGATGTTGAGCCATTATTAAATCATATTAATCATCTTAGAAATTCGGATTTAAAAGATACTAAAGAAATGGGAATGAGGTATGTCGGAGAAATACCTCTAATATTAGCCGAGCAATGGGCATTAGAATGTGGCGCAAGATTAGGCTCACCAGAGCATATGGAATACTGCGCTAAAAAATTAAAAGACCCAGATTTTAAAAAATTATTAGTTAAGGGATTTTGATGGCTTTAGATAGTTACGCAAATTTAAAAACTAGTATAGCAGACTGGCTTAATAGATCAGACTTAACGGCTACCATTCCAGATTTTATAACTTTAGCAGAGGCTCAGTTAAATCGCGAGTTAAGGCACTATAAGATGATTGGCAAAAGCACCGCAATCATTGAAACCCAATATTCTGCGACTCCTCCAGATTGGTTGCAGACTGTTAGGTTTCATTTAAATAACGCATCTTTAACATTATTAAAGCAAACATCTCCGGAAGAGATTGCTAAATACAGAGATGATAATGATAACGCAACCGGTGTACCGGAATATTATTCACACGTAGGTGATTTAATAGAAGTACATCCAACTCCCAATTCAAATTTTACCGGAGAAATTTTGTACTATCAACGTATTCCGGCTCTTAGTGATGCTAATACAAGTAATTGGTTATTAGCTATGTCCCCAGACGCATACTTATATGGGTCTTTATTACAAGCCTCGCCTTATATCGGAGAGGATGAAAGATTAGCAGTTTGGGGGTCTGCTTATCAAAATTCAATAAACGCAATTCGAGGAGAGTCAGATTCTACAAGGCACTCCGCGAGTAATTTACAACTTAGAATAAGGAGTTTTTAGAAGATGAGCGACGCCCTCACAGACCTTTTTGAGACATCTACCCTTCAATATTTGTTTACTACCGGAACACCAAGTCCGGCAAGACCGACTTCATGGTATGTCGGATTATTCGCGAGTGGGAATGCGCCAACAGATAGCGCAAGCGGTACGGAAATATCCGGAAGTAACTACTCGAGAGTCTCGGCTACATTTAGTGTTTCTGGCAATCAAGCCTCAAACACGGCGACATTAACATTTCCGACTGCATCTGGTTCATGGGGTTCTGTGACGACGGCGGGCATTTTTGACGCATCCACCTCGGGAAATTTAATCGCATATGCTAATTTATCAAATGCCAAGACAATACAGAATACAGATATTTTACAGATATCATCGGGAACACTGACAGTGACTCTAACATAGGTTAAACAATGGGGTTTAATGTAAAAGACCGAGTAAACCAACCCTCTACCACAACCGGCACTACTAATATGGTTGTATCCGGTACAAGCGCAGGCTTTCAAACATTTGCGAGTGCTTTAACAGACGGCGATACAACAACATATGCTATTACAGATGAAAATGGTAATTGGGAAACCGGTTTAGGAACTTGGACATCGGGTAATAGTACATTAACGAGGACAACAGTTTATGAATCCTCAAATAGTAATAATGCGGTTAATTTTGGGTCTGGGACTAAATCAGTATTTATAACAAGTCCCGCAAGTAGATCGGTGGTAGCCGACCAAAATGGAAAAACTACTTTTGTTGATAATATCGAAGTAACCGGAATAAATGTTTATAAATCTAGCGATCCGGCAATCACTTTAAGAAATACTACTGCGCCATCATCTACAATTGTTCAAGTTCAAGGTGACGCATCTGGCACGCTTTGGCTACTTGCAGACGGAATGAATCAAGCCAATAATTCTAGAGTAATTCTAGCCGTTGATGGTTTAGAAAAATTAAGAATTAATGGTGGTGGTTCTGGAAATGGAGCATGGGGTCTAGGTGGCACAAACTACGGAACATCTGGACAAGTCATAACAAGTAATGGCTCAACCTCTGCACCGACTTGGCAAACTCCAACAGTAGATTTAAGTGCTTATTCAACTACTACATCGATATCTAATACATACGCGCCTCTTGGCTCTCCGAGTTTAACCGGCAACCCAACTACACCAACTCAGACTGCCGGTAATAGCACAACACGGATAGCGAGTACGGAATTTGTATCAACGGCGATTAGCAACCTTGTTGACTCGTCTCCATCAACTTTAAATACATTAAATGAATTAGCATCTGCACTAGGTGATGATGCAAACTTCTCAACTACAGTAACTAATTCAATAGCAACCAAGTTACCATTAGCCGGCGGTACGATGACCGGTGATTTGGATATGGGTAGCAACGACATTACGACAACCGGCAAAATGTTATATGCGAATATGTACGCAAATAGCACTTCATACCCAAATGCAAGTACATATCATGGTTGTTTCATTCACGATCACTCGTTAGGCGCAGGATTATTTTCTCATAATGGTAGTTGGGTTAGATTAGCCAATCATAGCGATTTAAGTAATTATTTAACAACATCTTCCGCGTCTAGTACCTATCTAACGCAGTCTAATGCATCATCAACTTATTTAACGCAGTCTAATGCATCATCAACTTACTTAACTCAATCCAATGCATCTAGCACCTATTTAACTCAATCTAGCGCAACCTCTACATATATGCCTAAAACTGGCGGTACATTTACTGGGGATTTGCTAATTGGTACTACTACATCTGGATTAGCTAATAATGGAGATCAATTAACTGTTTCTGATAGTGGAAATACTGGAATTACAATACGCTCAACTAACTCCGGACAAAACAATATTTACTTTTCTGATGGTACATCTGGATCTGAACAGTACATTGGATATTTAACTTATCAACATGATGTAAATGCTTTACGTTTTGGCACTAATGATGGAGAAAGATTACGCATAGGGTCAGCCGGTCAAATTGGATTGTCTGGAACGAATTATGGCACAAGTGGTCAAGTATTAACATCTAATGGTTCTAGTTCCGCACCTACTTGGCAAACTGCTAGTGGTGGTTCAAGTGGAATGCCGACTAGCGGTGGCACTTTTACCGGAAATGTAACATTTAATAATTCAGCAAATGTCCATGTAGACTCAATGTTTACATTTGATGGCGCGAATAACTACGGCATAGATTTTCAATTAAACGGAAATAATAGTAATCTTGTTTGGTATTCAGCCGGTAATATTTTAAAGGCAGATGATAATACGACAATTGCTTTAGGAACTGGCAACGATTTCTATATGTACCATGCGAGCAATGAGACAATCTTTAAGATTCAGCAAGGCACTAATCCTATAGTTTTTAAGAATAATTCTAACTCTGAATTACTTAAAGTAGCCTCGACTGGTGCTATTACTTTTGCTAACGCATTTACATTACCTGCCTCGGATGGTGTGGCTAATCAAGTTTTACAGACCAACGGAAATGGGACTGTATCTTGGGCAACTGTTTCTGGCGGTGGTAGTTCAACCGGCGATATAAGTTTCAGCGGTAGTACGATAACATCTAGTGGCTCGACAGTTACTATTGATGATGAATTAGATATTAATGCTAAATTGTCTGCAACTACCTCATCTGCGACTGGTGGCACAACAACGGCAAATGTTGCAGAATTTAAAAAGAATGGTCAATCAGTAGGTTTAAATGTTGCGGTTTATTCAGATAACAATGGACATTCTCAAGGCATAATAAGTAACCTTGATGAAAATAGTAGCGGTGGAGTAACTTTACAAGATACTAATTATAACGGATTAGGTTATTTCCAAGATACTAGGACAACAACCAATAATCATGCATTTTCAAGTTATGATGGGTCTACCTATAGAACCATTTTAACTTTAGCCGGTGATAGCACAATGAATGCTAACTTTGGTGGAAAAGTTGGTATTACACAGGCTAATCCTTCTGATAAATTAGAAATTCAAGGTAGTGGTTCTGATGGAATAAGACTATCTGTTAGCGGTCAATCTTATTACCACAAAATTAGATCAAATGGTGATGGCTTATTATTATCAGCAGATGATAGCGATTCTGGTGGAGCAGGAGCAGACATACGATTTCATGTTGGAAATAGTGAAAAAGTTAGAATTTCACATGATGGAGCAATCGGAATCGGTGGAACGAATTACGGCTCTAGCGGACAAGTATTAACATCAAATGGTAGTGGCTCAGCACCATCTTGGCAGACAGTTTCTGGCGGAGGTGGTGGTGGAAGTGGAATATCAGTTTCAGACGCAACGGCTTTAGCTTTTCAATGTGGATAGGGATTTATAATGGCAAATACATTTAAGAATAAAGGTGCAACGAATGTAGGAACATCTGGTGTAACTTTATATGTTACTCCTAGTTTAACTGCTACTACTATACTAGGACTAACAGTAGCAAATGTTACCACCTCAAGTATAACCACAAGTATAACAATATATGATGCGTCTGCTAGTACCTATTATCATATTGTAAAAAATGCACCAGTTTTAGTCGGCGGTAGTTTGGTGGTTGTTGGCGGTGATCAAAAAATAGTTTTAGAGGCTAGTGATCAAGTTGTTCTTACAACTAGCGCAAGTAATAGCGGAGATGCATTTATGTCATATTTGGAGACAACATAAAATGGGAATAGGTTATATCGGCGAAAGCCCAATATTTTATCAACATCCTAATCACACTGGTGAAGTGACATCAGTAGCAGATGGAGCCACTACAGTTGCTGATAATATAATAGACGAGGCTAATTTAAAATGTAGTAACTCTCCAACGGATGGTCATGTTTTAGTAGCACGCTCCGGTAATACCGGTGGAATGACATGGGAGGCTCCAAGTGGAGGCGGTGGTAGTAGTAGTTGGACTATTGTATCTGAAGAACACAACGATACTAACCCAACTGGTGGTAGCCACGCAACTGGCACTCTTTATAACATTAGTGCTTATACTGATGTAGATGCCGTTTTATTTTATCATAGTGGGAATACCGGTAGTGGTAGTAATGATCGATCTGCATGGGGAGTAGCTACAAACTCTGCCGGTTCATCTGGTGTAGGGGTCGAAGGTTATGCTTTTGAATCTAGTTGGGCATTTAGCTTTAATGGTTTAACTAGCAGTTATAATAGCCATCAGGGTCTGCCTATGGGAACTAGCAGTAGTGGATGGGTAAATAATTCAGTTCACTGGGTACAATTAAGAAACCTCGGTGAAACCACTCCTTGGTTTAGAACTTGGGGATATAAATATAATTATGGTTTCTACTGCACCGCATCTGGCGTTTTCACATCTTCATCTAGTACTTGGTATTTGAGAAAACACGCAAGTTCAAAAGCACATATGATTTATGGAAAGTAGAGTATAATGGCAGAATTTAAAATAATAGCATTTAAAAGAGAAAACCTTAAATGGTCATATGTAATGACTGATGACGATGGTAATCCTGCGTCTATTATACCTAAACACTCTAGCGGAATAGATTTAGAGCAATTTCCGGCAACGATAACTCTTACTGAAAAACAATATAATAATTTTGATTTTACTTGCGTGAATATAGATGAATCTAACAAGACCGCTACCTTTGACTCAGACGCATATAATTTAAAACATCCAGATCCGAGTGCCTTAGAAACAGTCGATGAAAACAGACGTATGGAGTATCCCTATATTGGAGATCAGTTAGACGCACTATACCATGCCGGAGTTTTCCCAAGTGAGATGACGGCGAAAATAAAAGCAGTAAAGGACAAGTATCCGAAA